CTAGGGCATTGTAACAACCGTGAACCAAAGTTTTACAAACGGAAAGACGGTTCTATCCAAGACCCTTACGAGAAGGTTAACACGGTTTTGAAAATGGCGAAGAAGCGCGCGCAGATCGATGCGACATTGACACTCGCCAGCCTGTCTGAAGTATTCACACAAGACATCGAGGACATGCAGGAATTTATTCAGTCTGAACAGGTTGAAACGATGACGGCTAAAGAAGCAGCGCAGATTAAACTCACATTTGGTAAGCATAAAGGAAAGACGCTCAAGGAAATTTACCAGGCGCACCCTGATTATCTCGATTGGCTACTCAAACAAGATCGTACAGACGCGGTCATCAAGAAAGCTATCCAGCTCATGTTTGAAGCGGTGAAGGAGAAAGCACAGAGTAAGCCGCAACAGCCACAAGAGCAAGCGCAACCGCAGCAAGAGCCGATGATCGACCCTCTCGATGGAGAAGTCATCGAAATCAGCGACGATGACCTTCCATTCGGGATGAACGAGTAATGGAGTACAAGATTGCTATTCCCGACTGCTACAAATGGATGGCTGCTGGCAACAAGAAACTCTACGTCGAGTACGTCAAGGGATATGTCAAAAGCAGTCATCCCGGCTTAAAGCCGGTGCGGATAGAGCGCGACTACGTCATATGTGTTAAGAAGGGGTGACAGCATGGGTGTAATTAGAATACAGAAGAACAGCAATTACGTGGTCATGAGCAAGGTTGGGTTGCATGACGATCGCTTGAGTTGGAAAGCGAAGGGGTTACTTGCCTACATGCTTTCCATGCCGAACGATTGGACGTTCTACAACGATGAACTGATGAAACATTCTCCAGACGGAAGCTCAACATTTAAGGCAGCGATGAACGAGTTGAAAGAATACGGTTATGTTGTTCGGCGGAAAGTGAAGGACGAGAAAGGGAAGTTCATAGGATGGGAAACAGTTGTGTATGAACAACCTATTGAAGATGAATGCCGAAAGGTTGAAAACCGACCGTCGGAAAACCGACCGTCGGAAAACCGACCGTCGGAAAACCGACCGTCGAAAAACGACCCCCTACTAAATAATAAAGAACTAAATAATAAATTACTAAGTAATAAAGAAATAAATGATGATGATATAGGCAAGCCTAATCCTTTTGTTGAGTTTGAACAAGCATTCGGTTATTTAACACCAACACTACTGGACGAGTTTAACCATTGGATAGATAACAGTCAGTTTATTGAACCAGAAGCGATCATTTGCGAAGTGATTAAAAGAGCTCGAATGCAAATGCCTAGGAATCCATCAAGTTATGTTTCAAAAATTCTTAAAGAACTTCATCGCTTAGAGCTCTTCACACTAGATGCAGTGAAGGAGTATAACGAGAAGTTCGATCGGAAAACGAAACAGAGAACAGGAAAATCAAAAGTATTGGTAACAGAAAAACATGGTCGTGATATACCAGATGATTTTGTATTCGATATTAACGCAGGAGAGGATTGGCCATGATCGCAGAAAAGGCTTTACTTGGTACGTTTCTGAAGCACAACTACTTACTGAAGGATACAACACTAAAGCCTGAGCAGCTGGAAGAAGTTCGTCACCAAAAGCTTTTCAAAATCATGCTGCAGCTCGTAAGAAAAGGGAAGCCCGTCGATGTGGTTACCTTATCGACGGCTCCCGAATTAGATCAGCTTGGAGGCATTTCATATATCAACGAGCTTGCCTCCTTTGCCGATGCTGAAAAAATTGAAGAATATGAGAGTCTTGTCCTTGACGCCTGGAAAGAACGGGAGAAAAACAACATATTGACCCGGGCCATTCAGGAAGGTTGGGAAATCGGGAAAGTCATCACGTCGCTAGATGCCATCAATGAATCAAAGATGGACGATCATGCATCTATCACCGATATCCTTGCAGATATGTATGAAGCCCCTTGGCGACCGGAAGAAAAGAAACGAGGGGTGCCGACAGGACTTGCTCAACTCGACAGAATGACAAATGGATTCCAGGACGGAGAAGTGACAGTCATTGCAGCTCGTCCCTCAATGGGAAAAACAGATGTCATGATACATTTAGCAAAACAAGCTGGTTGGCAAGGGTATTTGCCGATTGTGTTTTCACTTGAAATGCCAAGCAGAAGCATCACGGACCGTCTGATTGCTTCTACGGGACGATTCAATCGAATGAAGATGCGGAATCTTCACAAAGGACTAACGGATGAACAGAAAAAAATGTGGCCGACCATCATTGGAAGGGTAGCGGACACCAACATTCAGATTTTTGACGGTGCTGGCCAAACCATCATGGAAATGAGAGCGAAAACAAGGAAAATGGTTCATAGTTTTCCAAACAAGAAGCCTGTGATATTCATAGATTATTTGACTTTGATACGGCCAGCGAACTTTTACGGCGGCAATGCACATTTGCAGGTAACTGAGATTTCAAAAAGTCTCAAAGCGATGGCAAAAGAATTTAATTGTCCGGTCATTACTTTAGCTCAATTAAATCGTTCCGTTGAATCCAGGTCAGATAAACGCCCAATGATGTCCGATATTCGCGAATCAGGAAGCGTGGAACAAGACGCGGATACCATCATCTTTTTGTATCGGGACAAATATTACAACAAGGAATCAAACGATGACACTCTTGAACTTATCATGGCGAAAAATCGAAATGGTCCGGTCGGAACGGTTAAGGTCAGATATAACGAACATACTGGGGAGATTGTCGATGATTACGGTCAGAGAGTTGTATGAGGATAGTATCCGATACGAGGAAAAGACACTAGCCCACTACATACTACATTTACTCCAAGAAGGGCAAGTGTCCCTCGACGATGATGCCGACAAGATCTACTTTTTGCAAGCCGATCATGAAAAAGTTGCACAGATGATTGAGCAAAATATCCTTGGATTCAGTAATATAAAAGTTTTCTCACTCAAGTATGACGATAAACGATTTGCTTTCATATTCGCAGCAAGTGAAGAAGAAGCAATTCAGTTTTTCCAGCAAACGTTCAAACGAAAGCCGTACAACTGTCATGAGTACCCGTTAGACTTTCTGATGTCACGTGGAAACGAATTTCTTACGTTCCGGGATATGAGGAAAGAGCACAGTCATTTTCCTGCATTAGCTGGATTTTATGAAAGGAGGTAAGGCAATGGGTGTCCTCTACGAAAAGATACAGTTTAGCAAAGAGTTGAAACGACAAATCATAATTCGTCAACTACTCGACGCGGGAGTGAGGGAACATGACGGAAAGCATGTATCGGAACTTGACTATCATACATTACGTTGGTTGCTTGCGACTATGAAACTATGATATACGTCCATTTTCAGCCCATACGGCGTTTTTCTTACGAGAGGAATAGGAAAGTACCCGTACATGAGAAAAATGGCTCACAAGGCAAAATAAAGCGTCTAGCGAGGTGACAAACAATAATGGCTAAAGTGCCGAATTTTAGCGAGTGCCAGCCGCGTTTTATCGCATTTTGCAAAGCGCACGGGTTGGCGGAAGGTGATGATTTCAAGCCTTATGAGTACATCATATGGGTGCAAGAGAAGGTGGCTGAATTCAGAAAGTTGAAAGGTTTTAAATCTCATGAACCCTTTACAGACGGTATGCACGCTGAGTTTACAAGATTTTTGGGGAGGTGAGAAAGATGGACGTATGTCATCACGGCAGAATCAGATGTTGGGAATGCGCGCGTACACAAGAATTGCAGGAACGGGTGCAGGAACTTGAACAGGCGATTAGAGAGGCGCTTGGGCGGATGAAACATGGCGGTGCGGGGACACGGACATATGTTGAGTATGTATTACGGAAGGCGTTAGGTGATGAAGAGTGAACGCAGACTACTGGCGAGGCTTCCGTGATGGACAGGAACATGAACGAAAGAAGGCAGCAAAGGTGCTAGCTTTCTACATCGAGTCATTGCGTGAAGTGAAAGGAATAGGCGATGCACTGTATCAGCGGATTGTAGAGCATATCAATTCGGTGGATGTGAGGAAGGGGAATAGAGGGGATGAGGATGAAGAAAATCGAATTATCTCAAGGTAAATTCGCGATTGTAGATGACGATGATTTCGAAGAATTGAGCAAGTATAAGTGGTACTACGCTCTAGGATACGCGAGAAGAAATATAAAACTGCCCAACGGAAAAAGGAAAGTAATCTTCATGCACAGAGTAATTGCTAATACTCAAGATGATATGGTCTGCGACCATATCAACGGAAATACTTTGGACAATCGAAAGTGTAATTTAAGAAATATTCCTAAAGATAAAAACACATGGAACGCCAGAAAGAAAGCGCCAGCTCGTTCTAGATATAAAGGAGTTCATTATCACAAAAGAGATAAAGACAAGATTGGCAAATGGAAAGCAAGAATTCAAGTAAACAATCGTTCGATCAATTTGGGTTATTTCAGAAGCGAGATCCAAGCCGCGTTAGCTTATAACGAAGCTGCAAAGAAATATTTTGGAGAATACGCTGTCTTAAATGAGGTGGAGTTTATGAATTTTACAGAATATCAATCTATGGCGGAAAGAACTATCCCAAAAGAAAAGTGGTTTAACACGAAAGTATCAAATTTCTGTATGGGACTTGCTGGCGAAACAGGCGAGATAGTCGATTACTTAAAGAAAGTCATTTATCACGGGCATGAGTTAGATGCTGATAAGGTCGAGGAGGAATTAGGCGATTTACTTTGGTATTTGTCCAGTTTGGCTTCAACTATGAATTTAGACCTCGACACAATAGCAAGAAAGAACATTGAGAAACTCAAAAAACGTTATCCGAACGGTTTTAATGAGGAAGATAGCAAGAATAGGGTGGTATAAATGACGTTCCTTATTTGTCTGACAAAAAATAGCGAAGGGAAGCCGTGTGGTAATACGGCTTTCCGAATCGAGAAAACAGAAAACGGACTGATTGCCGTATGTACCGAGTGCAAAGCAGAACATGAGGTGAAGGGATGAGTAAAACAAAATACGGTTCAAAAAAGACAGAAGTTGACGGAATCAAGTTCGACAGTAAAGCAGAAGCGAAATACTATGAGCAACTGAAATGGCTACTTGAACACAAGGAAATTAAGTCGTTTAGACTCCAGCCGCGATACACGCTGTTGGAGTCGTTCAAAAAGAATGGCAAGACGTTCAGAAAGACCGAGTACATCGCGGACTTTGAAATCACACATTTAGACGGGTCGATCGAGGTTGTCGACGTGAAAGGATATGAGACGCCTGTATTTTCAATCAAACGCAAGCTATTTGAAAAGCTATATCCAGATCACCGCTTATCAATTGTTACATACAGCAAGAAATACGGTGGGTGGATTGAATTGGACAAGCTTAAAAAGATACGGAAGAAGGTGAAAAAGAATGAGTAGACTCACAAGTGTATCACAGTATCGGC